CCATCAGAATAGTCGTAATAATTTACATCATTAATAGTATATGCAGTAAAAACAGGATTCATATCTGTTATCGCCCCCCATATTTGACCATTTTTAATTACAGGTGTGTTTACCATATATTTCACGGAACCGTATAACGCCAAGTCAGTTATACTTGATTTAGTTAACCCTGAAACAGTATATGGTATACTAACATAATTAATTGATGTTTGTGCTGATACTTCATTTACCGCATCACCTGAAAAGATATAGTTATAACTAACAGGTGTGTTAATCCAATTTCCTCCCGCAGGAATAAAAAAAGCTTCACCATTAGGATTATTTATAACAACATTTGAATATGGTGTTGTAATCGTTTTAGTTACTCTAGTTATACCCCATGGATTTGTTTGTTCTAACGAAATATTATATTGTGTATTTGCAGTTGGGTAACTATGACTTAATGAATTTGGTGTATAGGTAGTTATTGTTTGTTTTGGAGACCCGTCTCCCCAATCCACTCTATATGACGACAAATCAAGGAATTTTTGAAACTCACTTGAGGTGTTGTAAATGTTATAAACATATGGGTTCTCAGTTGTTGATGAAAATATAAAATTGGCTACGACATCTTTTTGTAGAACCGCCCCGTCAAATGGACTATAATATCCAACATCAACTGCGGTTTGTCTAATTAAGATTGGAACTGTTAATCCAGTTAATAACGAACTACCATTTGGTCCCGAACTAACGACTTGTGTCATGGCAGAATACACCCCAACAGTTTCACCTGTGTAAGTATTATTAACATTCTGCCCACTTAGGTTTACCAAAAATAAATCCCCAAGTATTGTTTCTGGTGATACAATTATTTTATAAAAATCTTCCATTATCTTGGATTAACATATTCGTACCATTTTATGGGTATTGTTGCTCCCGCTCTACCACCCAAATTACTATATAACGTTTGTGTTGGATTCATGTTAAACACTTGGTAATTTTGTTTTTCATAATCTAATTCGAGCCTATAATAGAAATATTGCGAACTATCAAAAGTAAACTTATCACCAACAATTGATGATTGTGGCATGTTCATCATTTTGGTAAAATACCCATTTTTTGCATCATAAAATTTTGCAGTCATAAAAAAAGTTCTTACGTTCAAAAAGTTTCTTTTCTTTAACCAATAAATAAAAAATCCTTCTTTATCTCCAACATAATCTAAAACAAAATATGGTTTTTTAATTTTAACTGGTGTCCTTTGCATTATTGCATCCATAGTTAACCCTTGTTGGGTTGGGATTATAATTGTTATATAATTTGTTTGACGTTTTTCATCAACATTATCATATAAGTCCAATTTAAAAAACGAATTAGTAAAATTGTTTGTGTAATAATATATTTCTTGTGGAGTAAAACCTTCTGAAATGTAATTGTTTCTCCAACTCGTAGATGCACTTAACGAACCACCTGAAAAGAAATTAAATTCATATTGAATGTCCGTAATTTCAAAATCGTTATTAGAATATGGATCTGAAATCGCAATAGGTGCGTGAGCAAATCTTGTAACCTCAAAGTCACCATATGTACCAGTAACTTCTTTAATTATATTTGCCTCGTATTCGTCAATACTTTGGTCTAAACCTAAGTAGTCCCACGTTAATTGGATTGGAATAACTAACTCTTTGTTAATTAACCCATCTTGAGTTATTTGTATTTTATTCACATCCATCTATCAAAGGTTTAACAGAGAAAGAAACTCCAAATAATTCAGAGTTGTAGTTTATTCCCTCAGGTATTAACCTGAATTGGACATTTTTAAATGGATATTGCGCAAAATTTAAAAAAGGATAATCAACACCTCTATCTAAATTATCAATAAACCCATAACCATATAAATCTCTCCACCTAAATTCTTGGTCTGAATTTGAAAAATACGCATAACTTGGTATACCATCAATAAATTGTAGGTCACCTGTTTCAACATAGTCAGAAAATACTCTAATTGTCATTGGAGTATGTGGTTCATAATAAAATCCTGGTGCGTTTGTGGTAGGAGTTTGTGTTGTTTGAAACACATCTTGATTATATTTTAATTTATGATAATAAGGTGAAACAACTCTTTCCAATTGTTCATAATCATTCCATTCACAGAAATCACCATCAATGGTATCCCCTGACATTAAATTTTGATTGTAATAAAATGTTTTAGTTGCACCACTAGTTAATGTATATCCTGATGTTAAGATATTTGTATTTGAACCCAAATTAGTGTCATCCCACCAAAAATTAGAACTCTTAGTTAAATTGAATTCCCAACCTTGTTTTAATCCAACACCATTAGTAGGTTTGTTAAAGTATCCTGTATATCCTTTATTTATTATTGTTAAAAATAATTCACTAACAGGACGTTTTTGGTTATCCAAAATATTATTTAAATCTAAATCATATTTTACTGTGATATTATATGAATTACTACTGGTCTTTTGAGAAACTCTTGAAACTTTATTTGGAGTAATTGAACTATATTCAAACTTTCTTTCTTCGTTAAAAACATTTTTTTCAAATCCGTTTTTGGTCATTACACAATCATCAAGATTGGTTATAATTTTATGTTCTCTAACGTAATATTTTGATTTAGTTTCTTCAATATTGTCAGAATTAATAACTCTTCTAAACGTGCCAGTTACTTTATTTGCAAATGTCGCCCCCGTATAACCAACATTATATATATTGAATATATGCGTGTCACTACCAAGTAATCCGTTACCTAACGAATACACTTGAAATAAATTTATATTATTATAATTAAAAGATAATTCAACATATTCACCAACACTTAATCCGTGTGGAGATATACATTGAAATGATATTACATTATTTCCATTTTGAACAGAGTTTTGAATAAAAAATGGAATTCCTTGTGATGCTATCCAAGTTAAACTAGTTCCATCTAAATCATACAATAATTGTTTACTATAATTGTTTTGATAAGCATAACTAACATAATATGTCCAATTATAGGTGTAAGCACTTTTTGATTGATACCTAATATGTTGGTCGGTCACGTCAGGTCTATAAAAATCAAATTCATAATATTGTGGAAACCCTTTCCATATGTTATTAACAATAGATTGTTCTGGATTAACATAGTATAATTTATTTAAGAAAGGCACATAATTTGTTGTACCAACATAAGTGTTTGCATACAAATAATTAACTTTAAATGTTGGTCTAAAGATTGTACAACTTTGTCTTTCATTATCGTAAATTTGAGCAAGACTAATACTTTGACTTCTATCATACTCAGTAATTTGTTGACTTTGTTCTTCTAAAGATAAAGATATTTCTTGGTCAACAAATGGTGCAGACTTATATTGTTGACTACTTGGTATTATTGTATACTTATTCATCAATAGAGTATTTTGTTTTAAATTTATCTAACGCAGTTTCACCATTTATTAATCCAAAGTAAAAATGGTTTGGGGCTCCAACTAAGAAAATAGGTGTATATGGTGAAGCGTCATATGAATATTGACCACTTGAGTTGACATTAAAAATATATCCTCTTTGATATATGTCACCAAGAGCAACATTAGGTCCGCTAAAATAACTCGGATAACCAGTGTTTCTTCTACTTAAAGATTGATACCTGTATTTAAAAATTCCAGAATTATTTATATTTGAACTTTCATTTGTCTTCCAATTATTTTTTTCACTCCCAAATATTGAAGTAGAGCTTCCTTGGTTTAGTTGCCATTGATAAAATGGGACATATTGAGACTTAATTCCATATGGATAAGTTATTGCGTTTGCCTCATTTGATGGTCTAAAATCAATTATACCTGGAGTTAAAAAATCTTTATTTTGTAAATCTACTGTGGTAGATGAAAAGAAAATTCCCATTGTCGGGTTATCTAAAGACCCTAAAATAACGACAGGGTCAGTAGTCGCACCATAAACACTATAATATTCAGGTGAAAATGGTATAACACCATATTCTGAATTAATTGACATACTTTGAGCTAAATCACCATCAATTCTTAATTCACTCCTTGTAAATAATTTATTTAAACTACCATTTAATCCTGATAATATGTTAGACAAAAACCCACTATCAGTTATCCTACTAATAACAAACAAATTAACTAAATCAGATGTGTCTGAATAACTTGTTGGTTGTAAACTTTTCATTATATATGCCTTAGCCGACGGGTCAAATATTATTTCTTGATAAAAATCATCTTTAATCCCTAAATTAACAATTGTTGTTGGGAATAATAAATTTCGTTGGTTTACAGGTTTTATTAAATCTCCTGTAGGACTGCCAATAAATCTTGTGGTTGTTGGTGATGAAGTTAATAGGTATGGTGAACTTCTATAGTAGAAATTACTTGTATCACGATCAAAATAAGCAAGTTGTCTTGCAAACTCAGGATATAATGGTTTATTGTCGGGACCAAAAAACGTATCTACTTGAATAGGGAATGTATATAAAGAACCATTCACCCAATTATTTGTAAACGTTTGAGCCAATACTCCTCTACATAGACCATAAAAAAATCTAAACCTATACCCCCATTCAGCAAATGCCTTTAAATCATTACTTAAACTAATTAATGGTTTTGTCATCAGAACATAACAACCATTTTCCACACTATCTGAAGCCTGACATCCCGATTTTACACCAAAATTAACACCATTACCACTATAACAATTAAGTCCAACCATGTTCTCACACGTATTTAAAGTTCTTAAAACATTTCCTTCCGCAATTTGTCCTCCAATATCCGCAGTTGTCTGTTCTGCACCTGTTGAAAATCCAGGTGAAACAAAAGTTTCTAAACCCTCATCAATATTGTATATCGCAAATCCAAGATTTTGTTGTAACAAACTAACACTACCATTTAAATTATCCTCATTATCAATAAAATCAGATGACGGTAATCTATCAGTTCTCATAATCACTTTAGAAGATTCTGAAATACTAAGTTGAGTGGTTCCAGTTAAAGACGGATATAATATTGGACTGAAGTATAGTGTAAAAGGACTATTTGGTTCTAAAAAAAATCTAAATTCACCACTAGCAAGAAAGCTTGAAAACCCCCCTCTAAATATATAGGCGGCACCTGATAAATCTTCAGATTCAGTATATCCTCCAGTTTGAAAATATAAATTATTTGGTACTGATTTAACACCGTTAGTATTACCCCAACTAAAAGAACTAACACCATAATTGGTTGAAGTACCTTCAAATGTAATAGTACCATTACTGTAATATTGTTGTCCAACGTTTGTTGTTATTTTATTTGAAAGTGGTGTAAAGCTAGAATCTAAAGCCCCATAATATCCAACATTACTTGTTGTGTACGATGAAAATTGCAATCCAGGTGTTGTTGAAGCATTAGGGAATAAAGGTGAACTTGTAATACCTGGTGTATAAAAATATGATGTAGAATAGATGTTGTTTTGATTGTTGTGTTTTTGAACTGAGGTTGTAGAACCTGTTAGTTTTTGAATTGGAATATTCATTCTTGTCATACCTGTAATAACCACAGCATCAGGATTACTATGGCCCATAATTTGGCCAATACCATATCTATTTGGTAACTTAGGTGAATATGGGTCAACACCTCTTTGTAAAATTAAAACTTTTTGTTGATCAAAATTAGTAAAACCAGATGTTGGGAAGTTAAATGGGTTTGATGGAGGTGATATACTTTTTGTTACATCAAAAACCCATCCTTTACCATCCACTTCGGTTAATAGATAACCCATATTTGGTAAATTTAATTCTTGCCAAAAACTAGGTCCACTACCAAGATTAGGTAAAGAATAATACGTTACTCCCGCAACAACAGAAGTTGTTATAGTTATTGCGGTTAACACTTGATAATACTCTATATCTGACGGATAAATGTATCTTTGACAAGATTGTCCTTTTATTATATTTGCATTATTGTAAGTTGCACTACCACCAATAGAACTTATATCAATACCATTTGAGTTTGATATAACATGTGGTCCTATTGTTGTTGCCGTGGTTGTATATTTAACACCGACACAATCTAAATAAGTTGTTGTACCTGAAGTTTGAATATCTAAAGTTAAACTTAAAAAACATTGTGAATCTCCACTTGGTATACTATAATCAGTAAATGATTCTGTTGTTTGAGTAGTCGCCCAATAAGTACGGGCTACAAATGGTTCATTTTTAATAACACCATTAATACCATTTAAAGTTACTCCACCAATAGTTGTCGATCCTGTCCACAAATAATTTTTATCAGTTGTTCTACTTGGGTTAACAAAACTTAATAATGTTCCTGGTTGTAAATCTTGTGTTGATAAAACAGTTAAAGTATTATCATAGTGATATTGAGGTACATCATATCCACCATTACTAGGGTAGTTAAATGTAACTTTTATTTTGTTAACATCATCAAAATATTTTTTTCGGGTGTTGTAGATATTAACCCTTTCTCCTGGTGGTAACGTAATACTATATGCATAATATTTACCACCATTTTCAACTGTTGTGACTTGAGATTGTGGTAATTTAAAAAGTTGTGGGTTGTTATTATAACCACCAATTCCTGATACAGCTTGTGAATACATAATGGCATTAATTTGTGCATTTGTATCACTAAATCCAACCTTTAAAAATCCTGTTTCAATAGATTCATAATACGATATATTGTTTGATAATTGTGTTATTAATCCTTCAGATGGAATTGATTCACTTGTCCCATCTTCTGAACCAGGTGCTGTTGTTTCTGGGTCACATTCACACGCTTGACAATCAGGATATGTTATCATTGGCAAGTTAAACCTACCAAATTTGTATGATTTAATCTTTAATCCCAACACTAAAATTGCAACTCCCAATGCCGCCCACAATACCGCCTTAATTATAAAAGGTCCAATTGCAACTAATGTCGCACCAAAAGAACCTGTGGCTGCAATACCCATTGCAATTGCTAAGGCACCTTCTTGAACACTGTTTTTGAAAGCAATTGTAGCAAGTAATCCTATGATTGGAACCGCAAAATTATTCCAAAGAAACGCTACAAAATGATAAACAATTAATAACGGTGTTCCAATAATTTGGATGACTTGAAATAGTATTGCAAAAATAAAATACAATAAATCAAAATTCCTAAACCCTTCATTTACAGGAAATTTATTTACACTACTATCACACTCTTGACTATCAATTTCTTTAATACCTATAAATCTACCTCTACCTCCATTTTTAAACTCATCAATTAATCCTGATACCGTATAAACTCTATTATATTGAAATTCATAAAAAGTGTCTTCACAATCAATAACTTCATTTAGTCTATTGGTATAATCTGAAATTGGTTTTGATGGTGATGTTGTTGTACTAAATCCATTAGTATATCCACTCCAATCTAATCCAAAATAATAAGAACTTTTTAATTGGTTAGGTGGTGGATTAACATTTGGTTTAGGATCAATATTTGGGTCAGAATCAATATTTGACCAACCATATTCTTTAACATTAGGCACCAAATAATATGGTCTTCTTACTTGTTCAGTTAATGTTGCTGGTTGTTGCCACTTAATTTTAAATCTATATTTGGCTTTGGTTGGTATACCTAAAGTTGGGTCGTTTGACAATACTTTTTCACCAAACTCATTTGTAATGTAATAATCTAAGTTCATTGGTAATTCAGTTAACCAAACACCGTTACCATCGATAATATTACCTGATTGTTCCAATTGATATGATTCTAACACTGGATTACCAATAGAATCTTGAAAAATTGTTTGTCTTATTGCAATGATTTGGCCTGGACCTGACGTTAATGAACATAGATTGCCCATATTATCACGAGGTTTACCATTCTTTTTTATCCTAAAATTATCCGCAGTCGAATAGATTGACCCCATAAATGTCGATGTGGGTTGGATATCAATATTTGCTTCGTCCCTTAAATCAAAGTCAACTCGGTTAACCGCAATATCACACAATTCAGGGTCTCCCCAAAGTGGCGACACTTCTAAATCTTTAACTATATTAATAATTTGAGGTAAAGAAGTTAAGTCCGTTGATGTTCTAAATCTATTACCAGCAACTTGAGCCTCACTAGCAAGTCCCATTCGTATTAAATCTTGTGGTGTTAATGAAAATTCACCTATGTCCGATAAATCAACATCCATAACTAATGTACGGTTACCTTGAGGTACCCCCATTATCATGTAATCTCCACTCTCGTTTGTTTTTACCGTAAATTTATAATATTTGTCGTATATTTCAATTGCGGTACTACCTGTTAAAACATCTAATCTTGTTGGTAATGTCCCTGTGGCAGCATGTGCGGAATATGATTGTTCATATGGAAGTAAGTTATACCTATAACCATCTTCGTTTTTGTCATTTGGCGATTTGTAAGGGTATATACTAGAAATTATTGGATTTGATTCATCTACAGATTCAATAGGTATAAAAATTGAAACTCTGGCGTTTGGTAATCCAAAACCGTTATTTGCGGTAACTCTACCAACAACAACACCATATTCCGCACAACTTTTTGTGTAGATATCTTCTTGTTGGAGTTTTAATGATAAAATTTCTAAAAATTCAAACTCTTGATCAAGTTGAATGTTAATTGTTTTACTAATTCCTAACTCCGTTCTTATTCTATACGATTGGCCCATCAAGTTACTTTAATTTATAAATAGTTTATGCGGAATTTTTAAAGACATCCACACTACTAAATAATAAACTAAAGAAAAATAAAATAAACTTGTTATGAAAAAGTTACTGATTGGAAGTTTTTAACCGAAACTCTAATGTCTCTATTTGGGTATCTGATTTGATAAACCTGTGATGGTTGTGCAAATATTGTGTCGTCAACTGGTAATATTAATTTTGTTTCTTCGTTTGCATAAACCATAGAAGTTTCAGCTGAAGAATATTGTCCTCCAACTTCATTGAAAACATCAATATTAGCAACTGTTAATACTCCATTAGTATTTTGAATTAAACTCCTAACTTCAGATAAATAAACATTTTGTCCTAATTGTCTTGTTTGAGGATTAAAGTACGCCGATAGTTTATCAACGACACTTGAAATTACTTGACCTGAATTTTGTGCGGAATCTAAAACAATTGAAATGTCCATACTTAAATCAATTACTTCTGCACTAAAGATAGAAATATAATCATTCATCATCCTATAGTTTGATAAATAATTCGCAATATTTTGTCTTAATGTGTTTGAAACAATATTGGTTAATTTACCTGAAGTATCATATGACAATATTTGAATTAATATTTTATTATCATTTTCCGTGATAGATACTTTTGCAGGTGCACCAAATTGGGCTGGCATGTTTCTAATTAATGATTCATAATCTTGAACTGTTACCGCTCTTTTTTGTGCTGCAAAGTTAAATGAAACATAGTTTCGAATCTCTTCAAGTGATGGTATACCTGCTCCGCCAACAGCTGCGGTTACGTTAACACACCTCAGTGAATTAACCACCGATGAGTTTGTAGTTTCGGAAGGACCATTTACAAAGAATGATACGGTACCAATAGAGTTAATTACATTTGTTCCTAAGTTTGTTGCCAAACCTCCACCAACTCTATATTGAATAAATAAAGTTGAATTTGGTGTTAGTGTTGCACCTAACGAAAGGTTATTACTATATCTTTGTAAATCTAATGTGGCACCTAATGTTGTAAATTGGTTTAATTGGTCTTGAGCGGTATTTGTACCCCCACCAAATGTCATCTTTTTGAATCCTTCGGGTGTGTATTCAGTAATAAATCTATCTTGTGTTTGAATGTACCTACCAACTTTAATACCAGGTTGGTCAGACACTTTTGTAGGGTCTTCAACAAACACTCTGTCTTCAGCCAAAGCATCCACCTCATACCATCTATTATCTAAACCTAAAAATTCCGCTGTTGTTGGTACGTTGGTATAGCTAGTTCCATTTTTTAATAACACACTTGTAACACCTAAGACGTTTTTTTCGGGTAAAAATAATTCAAAAAATGGTTTAACATCATTTGCCCCAATTACTCTTTTAAACACTTTAGTGATACCATTAACAACAAGTTCTCTTTTTGTAATTGTATAATTAATTAATATGTTATTAGCGTTAAAGTTTGGAATTTTTAATCTGTTTGGAAATCCTTGAGCGTTGTACGGTGACGCAAAATCAACATCATAAACATTTTCAAATACAATACCAGCTCCAACAACTTGAGAACCTCTTGATAAAGTTCCAAGATATCTTTCATCTTCTTTATCACCAAAGGCAGGAACCGTAATTGAGAAATCAACTAATGATACTGATGGTCTTTGACCTGGTAATTTTAACCCGTATGTTCTTGCAATGTTGTAAATTGAAGACCTTTGTTGAGCATACTGTAAAACGGTTTCTTGAATACTTCTATCAATATTATAATGCAAGTTATCCGCAACCGCAGCATTTAAATCAAGGAAAACAGTAAACACTGAGGCGTCATTAAAATCTTGAATTAAATCAGGATAGTAAGTTTTTGCGTAATTTAAAAGTTCCGTTCTTATTGACTGATAATCTCTACTAGTATATGATATTCTGTTATTCGCCATCTTATTTAAATATTGATAATTACAAAATCACTCTGACCAAATGTCGCCCCATTAGTTGAGTAATCTATTCTTATTTTTGCTGTGTATTCTGAAGTACCCTTACCCGGAAATCTATATATTGATGATTCACTGGTCCCAATCAAGTTTTGTCCTGTCGCAATATCCACCTCTTCTTGTGGGTCTGCAGGAGTAATACTTAAACTATTAACCAATAGATTTGGCATAAAGTTTTCAATTGCATCCCTAATGTCAGATTCAATTGCGTTAAATGTTAATCCGTCAAATGGTTCAAATAAAAATTCATATAATCTAGTACCAAATTCTGGTAAAAAATATCTTGATCCTCTTCTGGTTAATAACAAATGTATCAAAGCCGCCTTAATTTCTTGAGACTGAAATTCAGTTAACTCCAAATAGTCACCTCTTCGTGAATCTCTGAAGGGAAAATTTATACCATATGTAACACCATTAGCCATTGTCTATAAATATAGTAGTGTTTCCTTTTTTGTGAATTGGAGAATAAGGACAATTTTTACATCCATTCCCGCAACAACTACCTCTCTTAATATGGTATGACTCAGTCATAACTACTTTACCATCTTCAAAATAAAAATCAGTTGGTTCATGATTACTAATCATAATTTTCTTAACACGCTCTTGGTTTATCCAATCTTCAGTATTTTTTATCATCAAATCTAAATTTCCATCCTTTATATATCCCTCTTTGAAATGTGGTTTTATTTCTACAATGTTCTCTAATTAAATGGGCGGTAACAACTAATTTTTTTGCAGCATCTTTTGCTGTTTCATATTTAGTTTCATTTCCATTTAAATCCGTAACAATTATTGTACCTAATGACCTCCCATTTTTATCACCTATCTTACATTCACTCCATTTTTTTCTTAATTCAGATGACTTTAACGCTAACTTTAAACCATTACTAACTTTTACTTTAAAATCCTCACGTCTTGAATTCGCAATTTCCGACATTTTATTTTTATAATCATCCCCGCTTTGTATTTCTTTAAGTTTCTGTTTGATTATTGGGTTAAACATTGGGTTATTGTCTTTCATTATTTGTCTTAATTTATCTCTTGTAATTTTTTTTAATTCTTCAGATTTGTTGGAAAAAGTATCCCCTCCCGTACCTCCATCAGTCATATTATACCCAAGTTTTATTGCATTAGTTTCTAATATCCATTTTTTTTCTAACTCGTCTATCATTGTTTCTTCATTACAATCAATAATTTCTAATTTGAAATTTTCAATTCCATAACTTTTTATTGCATCATATAATGGATGTCTTTTTTTTCCAACCAACGACAAATGTTGTTTCCATCGTTTTTCAACATTTTTACTTTTACCAATATAAAACTTTTTGTTTTTTATATTTGTTATCTTGTAGATGTACATTATCATAATATAGTAATATATTATATAAATACAAAGGTGTGAAGTTTTTTTATGACTTCACACCCATTATTATTATTAATTAGATAATTACTATTAAGTAATAATACATCCTCCTCCAGCGCACGCCAACTCACCACTTAAATCTGTTTCATCTGTCAATTCAATAACTTTTGATAAGTCAATTGAATGTAGTTTTGAAAATAATTTTTCATACTCTTCTTTAGTACAATCAGTAAAAGGAGCTTGGATATAACTTCCATTATCATACGGAAGTACAGATAAACCGTTGTAAAAATCACGATTATTCCAAAACCACTCACCAGCTAATTCCCAATCTTCAGGTTTTAAACTAATTGTTGCCGACACATTGTGACTATTTGAACCATTTCTATGTCCAGGTTTAATCCATTCTTGTGTGATTTTCTTAACCCTTTCTAA